AGGTTTGATTGTTCAACAATATGGTTTGGTGTCTCTGTTCAGCTAAACGACAACAGGAATAGAACTTATGTTAATGCAAAGTCCGATAACTGCAAAATCTGGTATGAGGACGGATTCTTTTTTATCGACGATGGCAAAGGTGATGAGATTTGTATTGTCGCTCCTAATGTTAGGCAATTTAAAAAGGTAAAAAAAGTAGAAGAAACATCTATTGATGACACCGCAAGAAATAAAGACACTCTTAAAATTCGTCGAAAATGAGTGGATGACAGAGGATGCAGTTAAGAGAATCTTATTTGATAAGCAGAAAATATGCCTATCAGATAAAGAGCCTTTCTTAGCTGCTCTCTGCACTCGACGAGCAGGAAAGTCTTACTATGCAGGAGCTAAGTTATTTATATCGGCTCTAAGAGTCCCTAACTCTATTTCAATTTATATTGCTCTCACTCGCTCATCTGCTCGCAATATTATGTGGCAGATTCTTTTAAAGATTGCTGAAAGAGCAGGAATAAAAATCGAAGAAACAGAGTCAAAGTTGACCATCAAAGTCATTGAAAGCAACTCTGAGATTCAGCTTGTGGGAGCAGATACAAAAAACTTTATCGAGAGACTTCGTGGTACTCCATACGCCTGCGCAATAATAGATGAGGCAGGGACATTTAGAGATCATTTAAATACTTTGGTTGACGATGTATTAACTCCAAGCATGGCAGATTATAACGGGCAAATTTGCTTGATCGGCACTCCCTCTGTTAGGCCGCAGGGAATGTTTTATGATGCGACACAGGGAAAAACGTCTGGTTGGTCAGTGCATAAATGGTCTGTGTTTGACAATCCATATATGCCAAATGCAAGATCGTTTGTTGATGGTATTATTAAACGCCGTGGATGGACAAAAGAAAATCCAACTTATCTTCGAGAGTGGTGTGGAATTTGGGTAGAAGATTTAGACGCTCTCGTTTACAAATTCAGGAAAGAGAAAAATGAATATAGTCTGCTTCCTACTGATTCTCATTGGAATAGGATTTTGTCTGTTGACTATGGATGGCATGATAAAACTGCTTTTGCTGTTGTTGCTTACAATGACAAAGCTCCTAATTCTTATGTCGAATACGCTAAAGGATATTCTGAGCTTATTCCTTCACAGATTGCAGAGATGCTTGAGAAACTTATAAAAAAATATAATCCCATAAAGATCGTTGCCGACACTGGAGGCTTGGGAAAGTCTATCACTGAAGAAATGCGGATCAGATATGGTTTGCCAATTATTGCTGCAGAGAAAAAAGACAAGCTTGCTTGGATTAGCTTAATCAATGGAGCTTTTATTGATCGTCAATTATTTATCAATAAGTCATTAGAAGAGTTAAAGCATCAATACTCAATACTTGTAAAAGATGAGGACGGACTAGAAGATCCTATTATGCCTAACGATTTATGCGATGCGGTTTTATACGCTTGGAGAGAGTCGAGAGCGCATCAGGCTATTCCTGACAAAGTTTATAAATCTAAGGAAGATCAACAAAATGCAATGATGGATGAATATTGGGAAAGCGAAGCAGAGAAGCTTGAACTTGAAAAATTAAAGGAGATTGAAAATGAAGGAACTTACTGAAGTAAAAAAGATTTTGAAGATTTTGCGTGAAAATGGAGTGGAAGAGTTTAAAAATGGCGAGTTTTATGTCAAACTTGGATTACGGGCATTTCTTGACAAGCCTATGATTAATACGTCCACAAAGTTAGAGAAGGACGAACAACAATTCACAAACAGCGAAGATGATCTTTACTTATCGGGAGTATAATTTTTTATGGAAGCAACAAAATGGTATGAAGAGAAAAAAGGAAAAGTGCATGGACTATTGGTTCCACTTGTCAAATTTTTAAGACAAAATCAAGCCTATCGTCATGCGGAGAATCTTAGAAACGTCAGACTGTACGGCAACTTAGACATTATGGGCATCAATGCTTTGCAATACAATCGTCCAACTCCTGCAGCAGGGCAGAATCGAGTAACTCTCAACGTAATCAAATCTTGTATTGATACTGCTCAAAGCAAAATTGCTAAGAACAAAGTTAAGCCTACTTTTTTGACTGATGGTGGAAATTGGCATCAGCAAAGAAAGGCAAAGAAGCTTGATAAGTTTATCTTGGGTCAATTCTATTCTACAGATGTTTATACAAAAGCACAGAAATCATTCGTTGATGCTTGCATCTTCGGTGGTGGCTTTCTAAAAATTTATCCAGAAAACGGAAAGATATGTGTAGAAAGAACAATCCCAGATGAATTGATTACAGATGATGGTGAGAGTATTTACGGATCGCCAAGAAATAAATATCAGACTAAATTTGTTCACAAAGACGCTTTAATTCTAGCCTTTCCTAAATTCAAAAATCAAATTGAAGCATTAGAGTCTATTAGATCAAATACGGCAATCGGTGGGCCAAATTATCATGCAGACATTGTAATTGTTTATGAGGGTTGGCATCTTCCCACAAAGAGAGATTCTAGCGATGGTCGCCACGTTATTTCAATCGAAGGTGCTGACTTGGTTGATGAGCAATGGAAAAAAGAAACATTCCCATTCAGCAAGTTTAACTGGTCAGATAAGCCATTTGGATATTGGGGTGGAACTATTTGTGAAGAAATCATGGGAATCCAAGTTGAGATTAACAAGATTTTGAAAAATATTCAGATTGCACATCATTTGCTTTCTGCTCCTGCCGTTTATGTTGAGGAAGGTTCAAAAGTATCTTCGCAGCATTTAAATAATGAGATTGGTCGCATTATTAAATACAAAGGAGTCATGCCGACAGTTAAGGCAGATGGGATGATTCATCCAGAGATTTATTCTCACTTAGAGAATCTATATCGTAAAGCATTTGAGATCGTTGGTATTTCACAATTGTCTGCACAGTCGCAAAAGCCTGCAGGGTTAAACTCAGGCAAAGCATTGCGAGAGTACAATGACATTGAGAGCGAGAGATTCTTAATTGTTGGTCAGAAATGGGAATCTTTCTTTATGGATATTGCAAAACAAATGATATCATGTGCAAAAGAGATTTATGAAGAAGACAAAGATTTCTCAGTCAAAGTTAAGGGAAAGAAATTCATTGAAGAGATTAAATGGTCGGAAGTTGATCTTGAGGAAGATCAATATGTCATGCAGGTATTCCCAACTTCTATGCTTCCGCACTCTCCAGAAGGAAGGCTTGAGGCCGTACAGGAAATGCTACAAGCATGGATGATTGACCCTGATACTGGCGCTGAGCTTTTAGATTATCCTGATTTAGAGAGGGCTAACGATCTTCGTTATTCTTCTCGCCAAGTGATTCGAGAGATTGTTGATAAAATTGTTGAGGAGGGAGTATTTACCGCTCCTGAACCGTATATGAATTTACAATATGCGGTGGAGTATGCGCAAATGTCATATAATCGCGCAAAGATTGAAAATGCTCCAGAAGAACATTTGGAGTTGCTTAGACGATTCATGGAACAGGCAATTGGATTTATGGAGACAATCCAGACTCCTGAGCAAGCTCCTCCAATGCCTGAGCAAATGCCTCAAGCAATGCCTGAGCAGATACCGCAAGCTATGCCTGAAGGTATGCCGATGGATATAGGAATAATGCCTCAAGAGGGAGGCTATTAAGAATGAGAGGAAAAAAATGGAAGCACAACAAACAGAAACCCCAACAGCATCGCAGGTAATAGAATCTTCGATTGAAGCTCCTAATGTAGAGCAGAAGGTTGCACAAGAGGCTCCTGCTGTAACTCCAAAAGAGGAGGCTCCAAAAGAAGATGATTCTTTTTCTAGAAAATTTGCTGCATTGGCAAAGAAAGAAAGAGAACTCAGATTAAAGGAGCAAGAGATTAAGGAGAAAGAGTCTAAGTACCAAAGTTTAGAAGACTTCAAGAAATTAGCTAAGAGAGACATTAATAAATATCTTGAAGATTCTGGCTTAACTTATGATGAAATTTCTGAGTTCTATTTAAATGGTGGCGTTGCAAAAGACCCAAAGATTTATGAAATCGAAGAAAAGCTTTCACAAGTCGAGAGGGAGTTGAAAGAAAAAGAAGAACGGCGTCAAAAAGCTGAACAGGAGGCTGCAGTAGCAGAATTTAAGGCTAAACAAAAATTGTTTATCACTACAAATGCTGAGAAGTATGAGCTAATTACTGCAACTGGCTCTTTTGATTTAGTGTATGATGTTTGTAAAGAGTATTATGAAAAGCATGGTACTGCCATCGAAAATGAGAAAGCCGCAGAGATGGTTGAAACTTATTTAGAAAAAGAAGTTGAAAAAGTTTTAAAAGCTAATAAAATAAAATCAAAATACTTGCAACAGGCACAAACTAAGACTGAGAAGCCTGAAAAGAATGAGAAGCAGGAAATTAAAACCCTAACCAATTCGCTTGTATCTGGATCAAGTCCAAGTACAACAAAACCGCTCAGTCGCGATGAGTCCATTGAACGGGCTGCTGCGATGCTGAGATGGAAATAAAAAGGAAAATTAAATGGCTGCTTTAGATTTAACAAGTTTTGATGCTGCACTTAAAGAACATTATGCAGGTCAACGAGTACAAAACACCGTATACAAAGACAATCCTCTTTTAGCTATGCTCCCCAAATATGAAAAGTTTGGTGGTCGTAACTATCCTTTGCCTTTGATTTACGGCAATCCTATGGGTCGTTCTGCTACATTCGCTACTGCACAAGCAAATAAAACTGGTTCAAAGATTGAGCAATTTTTGCTTACTCGTAACCACGATTATGCTTTGGCATCTATCGACAATGAAACAATCGAAGCCTCTATGGGCAATGCTAACGCTTTCATGGAAGCTGCTACCTGCGAGATTGACGGAGCTATCAATGCTGCTGCTCGCTCGCTTGCAATTTCTTTGTATGGCGATGGCTCAGGTGCTATTGGCTCGATTGCTTCTAGCTCTTTTGCTACTACCACGATCACGCTCAACAGCTTAGAAGATATCACCAACTTTGAAGTCGGCATGGTTCTCAAAGTTTCTGCTAACGCAAACGGAACTTCGCTTCGCACTGGTTCTGTAACTGTTGCAGGTGTTGATCGCGATGCAGGAACAATTACGGCTTCTGGTAACTGGTCAACAG